GTAGCCAGTCGTGCTAAAAAAACGCCCTCATTAAGAGCGCCTTTGCGTAGGTTACACGATTTACAGAGCACCCTTAAATTGTCGAGACTGTGATCACCACCGGACTTGCGGCTAATTATATGATCGATGTGCATCTCACCCTCATCTGTGCCACAGATCTGACATACGCGTCCATCACGATTGAACACGCGTTCGCGCTGTTCTCTGTAACGTCTGCTGTTGAGCTTGTCTAATGCCATCCCTTAGCCTTCCAATGATCATAAGCCTTGCATGGCGTTGAATACCTGTGCTTAATGTAGCGCAAGCCCCACTCTGTTTGCTGTATTGGTGTAGCTGTTAATAGCCATACACTCTTACCTTGTGGTATCCCTACTGCTCCACTACTAGCATTGTAAGCATTGTGATTCCAAGCGCTTTCTTTACCATACAATGCAGCTAAACATTTATATTCTTTTAAGTTATTCAATGAATGATAAGCATATTGTTTAGGTGTCATCTTTATCTGACTCATGTTAGAGCTACCGGCTTCAGGCATAAAGCATAGAGCTCCCACTAATGCTACTAGCACCCCGCGACCTACCCGCTTCAGCGGGTCGCGGTGAGCCCCTGAAGGGCTCTGCGTCTTTAGCATAATCATCATGTCAAGCAACAGCGTAATTCTTGGGCGTGTCTTCACTTTTGTACCCCCTGTGGATAACTTCTGTGTATAACTATTTATCGGTTGAGTAGAACCCTTTACCTTTAAAGTGAGCCGATGCAGCAGCTATAACCTTGACCATTGGCTCATTACAGTAGGTGCATGGAATCATTGGTCTATCGTGCCATCCATGATAGATCTCTTGACTAAGATCGCATCGTGTGCATTTGTAGTCGTAGGTTGGCAAGTTAAGCACCTCTTTATCATGTAAGACCCACAGCCGGTGCAGCGGTCAATGTCTGCTTCTGTGGGTTCGCTGGATAGATGACCATACTTCAATTGCAATAAGGGCAGCAAGTCCTCTAAACGGATGATGGCGGCATATTCACGCACATCGCTTCCTTGTCCGTTAAGACGCAATACAGCAAAGCCTAATTCCCCCGATTTGGCTGTGCGTGCTTTTATTTGCGCGAGGACTGCCTTGGGTTGGAATCCAGCGCGTGCCTTGACTTCACAGTCAAATGGAACGCCTTGAATGTCTTTACCCTTTCCACGACCAACGGATGCGAATTCCCAGACAGATGATAGGTAATCTGCTACTAATCGCTCGGTCGCGAAACCTCTATATTTGCGGTGCTGACTAGCCATGACTTATTCCTGCTACATATCCGCCCCAAGCTGCTAGACAAATCGCAATAAGATATAAGTAATGAATTAGGTCTTGCTTATCCATTGACAGCTTTGCACTTTCTACATTGCCATGCACCGACAATTGGTTGATCGTCTTTAAACTTGATTTCTGCCACGATGTCATGAGCTTCTGTTGGCTCATTGCAAAGTTGACAGTTGATAGTGTCAAACAGTGGCACATCTTCGATGTTAGTCCACTCGCCCGTTGTCTCGTCAAAGTATTCTACAAAGCCCATGATTAACCCCTTGCCCTTTGTGGTTGCCATTTCCCTGCACTGTTTAGCTCATACCAAATAGTTGGACACTTGCCTTCAAAGCCAGAATGTCCTAAAGCTGTGCATTGATATGATGCCCAATCCTTACCGGTTTTTGCCGAATGTCCGGTTTTCCAGACCATGCTGCCATGTTTGCAGCTTGGGACTTCTGAAGCTTCCGGTGTACCAATTATGTCTGCAACAGTCTCGATTGCTTTCTCAAGCGTTACGGGAGCATCGACGACTTTATTGTATTGACCTACCGGTGTTGTCCAGTAATCCTGATTATCTTGTACCAGATCTTGTACCGCTGGTTTGACAGGCTTAGCAGCTACGACCTTGCTCATTTCTTCGCGGCTTGGTCTCTTTCCTTTAGAAGCATAACCTGCATTTGCAAGCGCTCTGCCGATTGCCGAAGTCTCACAATTCTCCAACGCTGAAGTCGCATTAACGCCCCTGTCAGTAATCTTTTCTTCAGCGTATCCGGTCGCCCACGCAACAGTTGCGCCAATCCCTTTGTAAAGATAAGCCTTAACAATATATCGATCTTTCTCGACAACTTCCAACTCTGTTGAAATACGAAAATCTGGATAATCCTTAATAAACTTTTCAAGTCGTGTCTCCACTGTCTCATAGTCGGCTAGATTAAACATAAAGGTCATTTTCCTCTGTGGCGAGCATTCCTGCTATTGCGCCGTATGAGCATAAATCGACCCAGTTGTCGATGTGCTGTGCGGATTGATTAGTCCTTGCAAGTTTAACAAGCACCATGATCCCTGCCACTTGATAGTCGTGAATTGGTGTTTGTAGATATGCTGAGAGCAGCATTGCGGTGTGTTGCATGTTATCCGAAGGGTGACCATATGATAAGCCACGCTCACTAATCGTGTCGGTTGCTGTGAGTAAGATTTCATTGGCTTTCATTCTTCCCAGAATTCCTGTCTGCTAGTGCTGCGACCACGATGCCAGCCTTCCCTTAGTCCCTTTTTGTATGATGATCGTTGGACATCAATTACCACGACGATAAAGCCAATCCACATTCCAACAATGCAAATGGCTAGTAACTTGTCTGTATTGCTCATGCGTTCACCGCCATGTTGTAAGAATCATAATTGGTGAGTAGGACAAAAGACTCCATATTCTCGTCATAGGATTCTTGATAAGCATGTCCATTTTGCTCTAAGAATGTACGAGCTAGAATCATGTTTGTAGCTGAATCAAACCAATAAACTGCAACCCAATCAAAGGTCACATTGTTAGTAAAGCGGTGTGACTGGATCTCCCAGTCATTGCCCTTCCATCCCATTGCTGTGTCTGTCAATAAATCAAAGTCTTTAGCTGTTATTTTCATTATGCAACCATGGCTTTCTTAACCAATGTGATCAATTCAGCGCGTGAGTTATATCCTTGAATTGCACAAATTGCAATCTCACGAACCATCTGCTCTGATTGATCAATTGAAAGACCAAGATTAGCTGCATAGCGTGAAACCAAGCGTTCTAACAATGTATCTAAACTGTTCATTTTTTAACCTATCTGCCCCAATGCCCTTGATTGGGTACAGGATTAGTGTTGCATATCTGTCAGTCGAATCAAGTATATTTAGGTAACGAATTGATAACGATTTAGGCGTACAGTTTGCCGTAAAGGGTAAAAGATCCATCCTTATTTATAGGCACTAGCATAGGCGAAACATGGTTTCCATGCGTCTCAATGACCGCCACGCTCATCTGCCAATTAGCGCTTCCAGCCTTTAAATAAGACGCTTTCTTCTTATCCATGACATTTCCTGCTTCTAGCCCCCATAAAGTCCTGTATTGGCTTCCTACGCCCTCTGTATAGGCACTGATACCGGCTCTGTGCGTGTGTCCGCAAACCACTGACTTGCCAAATTTTTTGGCTAGACCTAAAGCTGTAAGTCCGGCGTTAGAGTTCATCGACCCTTCATCGCCATGGACTAAGACCCATCCTCTGTGGAATTCAAAGGGCTTCTTGTGAAAGCGTATCCCCATGTCAGAGAAGCCCATAAAGTTGGAGTAGTCGAGTTCTGGAAGTCCGATGAGACTAGGAGCTCCTCTAACGAGAGTGTGGTATAGACGATCTGTGTGGTTGGATCGAGTAATGTCGGTGGTTCCCAAGTCCCAGAGAATGTTTTGAGCCAGAGTTCGATCATGATCTAGCTGCCCTTCATATTCCAGATGAGTTCCTTTAGCCCACTTGGACTGAGACTGCATATCCAGCTCATCGCCGGTGTTCAAAACTAAATCAAACTTCTCACGCTTTACTAACTTGATCAGATTCTTCACCGCTTGCTCATGATGAAACGGAATCTGAAGGTCGCTGATCACTAGGTAGCGAAGTTTAGTCATCGTCCTCATCTTCGTAATCGCTGAGTTTCTCTGGCTCAACTGGATCTGGCAAGATCCAACGCGGGTAAGAAGGAACATCTGTAATCATAAATAACGCAATGCCTTCACTGAAGCCGGCTTTGCGTAATGATTTCCAATACTCATGCAACCCAATGCAATAAGCATCAAGCTTTGAGTAGCCTTGTTCTTCTAATGCCTTTGTCGGTTTTCTTGCCATAGCAAAATTATCGCTTCTGTAATAGATCTAGGATGGTATCGACACGCGCTTCTAATCGATTAAGTCGATCATTCATAGAGCTGCCGCCGTTAGGCTTTAACTCTGCAAGGTAATGCTTAACAAGCCAGCGCACCGCCATGGCGAATGATCCAATTACTGTAGTCACCGCTGCGACAATTGCTGCGATGTCTTGCGCGCTCATTACTTTTTAGGCGTGGCGTATCCGAATACACCTGATAAGACAGCCCACAACACTGCACGATAGTCAAGATCAAAATTGCTAGAAGCCCATGCAGCAAGAAATGCGCCACCAGCAAGGACAACAGGATTTTTCATATTCTTCATTATTCTCCGCCTAACATAGGTATCTGATAAAACTCACCCAATAGGTCAGCTTCTTTCTTAAAGCTGAAATGAGCGTGCTTTGTGTGCTTGTTTGCGCCCTTGTATTTACGCCACTTCCAATTAAGGATGCGGGAACAGATGTATCCATCGTAAATAATGTAACTAATGCGTGTCTCTGTCCTTGCTTTACAGGCTCTCCGAAGCTGATCAACAAGGTCGCACATAATGTCTGGTTTCGATCCCTTGAATAGGTCACGATCGACATCAATGGCACGAACCCAGCCCTGCTCATCTGGATTATGATCAGACTTGCGAGCAGCGTGTCGGGTATCACCGATCCAACCATCCGATGTGCGGTCACGATCTGGGAAGGAGTCATCAATCTGCTCTCTTAATTGGATAGCAGCCCTTGAAAGTCTTGGCTTCACTTGCCTAATTTAAGTCCGTCAGGAATAGGCTTTGAATATTCCCATTTTGCGATGTATTGAATACCATCGCCATCATCATATAAAGATATAGAACCTGTAATAGGTCTAAAATCTTCTTCTGTTAGTTCAGAATAAACTGCAACAATTTGATTAAATAAATCCATTTTATGCTCCTAAATAAGTTGCGCTGAAAATTGTCATATTCTGAGTGTAATTATTTCCTAGAACATTTTTATTAGTTCCCGAGCCTTGCCACGCAAATACATCTAAATAATCTCCGACTGCTAAATCATAAACATTACTAAAAATAATCATCAAAGCTGCACCTGTTGTGCTTGCATACCATAAACCAATGTTTGTGCCATTTTTTCTTAAACCGCCTTGCGTTTGATTTCCACTACTGTCCACACAAATTGTTGCAGTAACTAAATATTTACCCGCTTTTCCTGATGGAATAGTTATTCTGTTTGTATTTGTAGATGTGCTGTGAAAACCATCTGTATCTATGTTTTCAACATCAAATGTAACTGCAGTTTCTGTGCCAGTTGCAATCGATTGGGCAACTGATTTTGTCAATGAACAGCCAACATAAGTGGGCGTGCTAGAAGCACTTGCCCATTTCAAGCCTGTTGCAGCAGTTGAGTCTGCGGTTAGGACTTGTCCATTTGTACCTACTGCAAGGCGTGCCGGTGTGTTGTCCGCCGTCGCCGAAATTAAATCGCCCTTAGCGTCCACAATTGAATTCTGAATAGCATTTGGATCGTCTAAAGAAACCCAAGATGAGCCTGTATAAATCTCAACTACATTAGTGTCTTGAAGGTAAGTCACCATACCCTCTGCCAATACTGAAGCCAGAGCCGTTGTGCGAGCAGCAGAAGAAGCAAAGCTCATAACTGTTTGCTGCATGAGGTAAGTATTCACATCGGATGCTGATAAAACATCCCCTGTGTTGAACAGTTTATAGCCTGCGCCTGCCATTGTTTCTCCTTAGTAACTGAATACCGATGTCCCTAGAATACCACTGACAGTGGAATCTAAGATGAACCCATCGATGATTGGCTCGGCTGTGCCGAACCTAACCTTCCATGAATCCGGTCGGATTTGATGAGCGATATTGAATACCTGAACAGTCTTTGTCAAGGATGTAGAGTTAGGCTGTGTCGTGGTAATAGTAATGGGATCAAAGAAATCAAGATCCAGACCTGCAATTGTGCCGGCTGTGTAGTCATCCTGCTGAAGATCTAAAGTCAGCTCATCAACGCGGATTGAGGTTTCTTGTCTAGAGGCGATAAATGCTTGGGCATATTGCAAAGCTTCTGCATCTGTCTGCATAAGCAAGCCCGATTGGTTATAGCTATGAGTGAAGTATTTATCGATAGAAGCTTGATTAGTGACAGTCTGAACAGATCCACCTTGTCTGGTCACAGTAGCCTTGTTATAGACCTGAGAGTCATCTAAGACCCATTTAACATCGTTATAGCCAATGGCTGTGCCATCATCCTTAAAGACCACCGGAGTGCCTGCCACAGATGTGGTAGTCAGTTGTCGATCTTGAAAGACGACATCGCCTGATCCGTCCATATAAATCGCGCCATATTCAGTGGTTGCGACAGTCTGCATGGCTGCTAGAGCTGTGCGCTGAGTCGCCGGATCTGCTTGGACTGTGGTAAGTCCTGTGTCAATGTCTCGCATCGATGCAGGGAAGCCAATTGTGTCTAGAATCTTGGTAATGCGTGAGCCTGTCGTCTCACCGGCTGTAGCCCCCACAACGCCGAAAAATTGAGCGTTATGGAATAGACGGAAGCCATCTACTGCTGTCAAAGTCGTATAAACCAAGTCGCCTGTGTATTTAGGTGTGGTCGTGTTGTAGTTTGTAATATATCCAGCAAAGATTGGATAAGTTACTCCCAAGTAAGTTGCAGTAATAGCGATCTTACGCATTGGGTTTAAATATGTGAAATAAGGGCTAGATGGATTCTGTGGGTTAAAGTCACCATTCTGGTCGAGAATCCGAACACTGGCTGTGCCTGTGTTGAATTGTTCGGTGTTGATCTGTCGTCCGCGACTCGTTGTAATGCTATCGACTTGGTTTGAAATGTCCACGATTAAAGAGGTGGTATCAGCTAGAACATCAAGGCTGCCCAATTTAGACTGATCAAGGATAAATGGATTACCAAATCCAGCACCGGTTGAAAAGTTGATGATGACATTGATTACAGGTCTGGTCATAATGCCCCAGCAGTAGTCAAAAGATCACCACGCTTATTCAATCGAATGATGGTGTCTTGGATCAATCCTGTAAGCTCATCTGGACTTGAAATTGTGTTTGCTTGAATTGTGATGTTGTAAGCATTAGCAGCTTGTGCTGCATAGCGTGAACCGCTTACGGCGCCTGAAACACCTGCTCCACCGGCAAGACCTTGCAGCAAGGATGATCGAGCGATGCTTTCTAGATCAATCGATGATGCCATCGAGCTAGCAGCCGATGCATTCTGCATGTCTAGTAAATCTGCAAAAGCATTAGCGCGAGCTGAAGCTGCTTCTGCATATTCTAGAATCGCTCCAATAGATCCACCCGCTGTGGATATAGGCGCAATGTAATCCCCTGCTGGAATTCCAGAGCCTAGAGATGCGCTTGTAGGTAATGTTGCCTTGGCTTGAGCATTTGCTTGTGCAAGAAGTGTAAGCATTTCTCGAATGCTGGCTAGTGCTTTGTCTAGATTGCTTTGATTGATTAAATCGACAGGCTTTAAATTTTTGAGAATAGTCTCAATAGCAACCATTTGAGTTTTTTGATTAGTCAAAGCATTGAGCACGCTGAGATCGGCATTGAGTTTAGCCGTTGCCGCAATAATGGCAGCTTCGTCCTTAGAAGCAATTGCTTCTTCCAGTGCAAGCATTGACTGCTTGACATTTAGGCGAGCAACATCGTTGGCAATTTGCAACTGCTGAGCCGATGAAGTTGCTTTGCCTAGTAACTCTGCTTGATTAGTAAGGGCTGCTGCAAGCTGGATCTTGTCAATATCAAAGACATTCTCGCTCTTACCCAGAGCAAGATTAGCCTTATCAATTGCTGCTGATAACTTCTTATCTTTAAGGATCTTAGCCTGTGCTGCTGCTTGCTCTTTTGTAAGCTTTGTGACCTTGGTTTGAGCCTTTAGGACTTGGTTATCTACCTGACCAGAGACAGTCATAGAGATATTCCCCATGCCCCCCGGAATGATTCCCTTGCTAAAATCTAACTCTTTAAATCTCTTATTGAGATCACCCATTAACCAAATAGCACCGGCAATGGCAGTGGTAATAGGCAAGAAGGCTGCTGCTGCAACTACACCCACTGCAATAAGCACAGGCTTCAAATCTTCTAGGCGGTTAATAAATTCGCCGGCATTCTTTAAGCTGTCTGCAATGCCCTTTGCAAGCTTGTCAATGTTATCTGTGGCAGCAGTTGTCCCACCGCCTGAAAGGGCGCTAATGGCATCGTAAAGACCTTTACCGATGGTCTCTTTAGCATTGTTAGCGGCAATGGTGAGCTTATCGATCTGACCCGCAAATGTGTCAGCAGCGGCAGCGGCTTGACCTGCAAACAATTCTGTTAATCGTTGCTGAATCTGCTCAAATGATGAAGATGTAAGCTCTACCTTAGATAGTCCAACACCCAAGCGACCAAGTGCCTGAGTCTGCCCTAGATATGCCTTCTGCAAACTTTGTGAAACCTGAGTCACACTCTTACCTGTGCCGGCTGCAACATCTAGAGCAAGGTTAAGTAATTCTTGAGATTTAGCAACATCGCCTGTAGCGCGAAGCAAGCGATCCATTGCTGGACGAAGCTCGTCGTCGAGTACGCCTGTCTGGGCTTCTAGGCGCGAGATGTATCCATTGACAGTGCCAATGTTTGATCCGTACGCAAGATTAAGATTTTTAAGTGTCTGACCTAATGATGTGGCAGCTTTGTCGTCTTCCGCAAAAGCCTTAACAGAAGCTTTACTAAATGCCAAAAGAGCAGCAGTGCCGAATGTGCGAGTTAAAGTCTTATTTAGGCTCTTTGTAGATTTGTTGAGTCTATCTACAGAAGTCTCTGCCTTTTTGAAAGCATTCTTTCCAGTAAATTCGGCTGCAATGTTAATGGCTACATTACTCAAGCTGCTCTCCTAACATCTACCATCCCTGTGCGGCGGTTAAACTTAGTGGTCGTGTTTTCGATAGCTTTAAACACAGAAGCATTAGCCTTGCCTTGAGTATTAGCCCAAGCTCTAAAGATCAAGCGACCCATCATGCGATGATCGCCTTTGCGAGCAGTGCCATATAGCTGACCAAGATTAGAAATAAATTGATTTCCGGCATAAGGATTAACCGAACGAGAAACACCCTTGGACGATCCACCTGCCTTAGCGCCTACCCAATCTTGTCCCTGACCATTCTTGCGTCCGGCTGTTTCATAAATCGCACCCTGCATAGTCTTATTCTGAATGCGGATGCTATTAGTAAAGCCAGCGCGGTTAGGTTTAGAAGGTGTTGTCTTGTAAATAATGCCCTTGCGAATCTCTAAAGCACTGTACTTAGGAAACTTGCCTGTTGGACGATTGACTTCACTCCATCCACTCATCGGTGAGCGAACAGGCACATAAGATCGAGCCTCACTGACAACAGGCTTGAGAATAGCCCCTAGCTCTTTGCTCAATTCTTTTGCAAGATCCGGAGCATATTTGTTCAAAGCTTTTTTAAGGGCGAGCGCGCCTACTACTTCTGTTGGCATCGCTCACCTCTTTCGCTTCATCTTTGAGACCTCTTACTAGGGCATCTAGCATGGTCTTGTCTAGTTCAATCAATTGCTGTGGCGCGATACCCAACCTAATGCTCAAGCGAGCGATTAAGTAGGTGAATGGGAGATCGCGCTTTATGCTAAAGGGTCTGAGTCAAGCACCTCAACACTTTTCAGTGTCTCGATAAACTCAATCCCAAAAGGCTTTACAGTTTCACCTGATCTGCGAGTGACTTCCCAAGCAAGCCAAAAAACATCCGTCTGGCGTTCTTCGTCCCTGAACGCCTTATGAAACCCTTTTTTAGCATGTAATTCAAAGCTGTATTCCACCGCCGGTGTAATTTCGCCTTCTAACACGCTTCCATCTGTACGAGTGATCTTTAGTTTTGCCATGGTTTGCCCCTTAGTTAGTTAGTTTATGACCAAGTACCTGTAGAAGCGTACGCAGTCTTGCTGTTGCATGTAAATGTGATGTCGATCATACCTTCATCGCCTACAGCTCCGTTGATGTCTGTAAGGTTATCTACAAAAATCGTACCACTGTACAAAACATTGGTCGCTGATACTGCAGCAGATGAATCTTGAATTGCTTGGAAAGCAACTGTTGATCCGAATGCTGACTGTAGTGTAGCAAGGACTGATCCTGCTGCTGTGTCATTTAGGAATGTTACTGTAATTGTATCGGCTGCCAATCCAGCAGTAAATTTGTGAGCTGTGTCACCCATCGCGGTGACCTCAATAGGATCTACTGTTCTGTTTAACTGGAAAGCCGTTACATGGTCAGAAAGATTGACTGTAGCAATCTTAAATCCAACCTTATTGTTTAAGAAAATTGCCATGGATTATTCCTCATCTTTCTTGGTTGATACTGGCTTAGGTGCTGGTGCATCTGTGATCTGACCAATCTTCTTCAAGAAGGCTAGATCCTCTGGTGTTAGCTCTGACATATTAGCTCCAACTTGTTAGGATTGATACGGACATCTCGCAACTGAGCAGTTCACCTGAAGCAGCATTGAGAATACTAGGCGCACTTACTGCGCTCACATTATAGGTCAAAGAAGACGCTGCAAGCTTTGCAAACACGCGGCAGACAAAATCTTCTATCCCATTAAGGTTGCCCTCGTTGTCGTAAAGAGCCGTCGTAATGATCAGCTTGAAATTTGCCCTTGGGCTAATAGTAATGTGTTGATTATTGTTAGGCGTAATGTATTCATCCGCCGGACTAACAATTACGCTGTTCGCGAGAACAGTGCTTGGTGGAAAAGCAAAAACTTGGTATTTTGTATTATCAACCAAAGCTGTCGCTAGAGTAGTTCTAAGAGTCGTAATTGGGACAGTCATATCAACCAACCATCGAGCGTGGATCTAGCGCATGGGCAATCATGCCCCTGATCTTTGCCAGCAATTGCGCGGACATACGATAGGGGGATGGCTGGAAATCAACAGCATTAGAACCTGAAAGGGTAGCGGTTCTAGCTTGCCAGATTTCAACACTGACCATAAGGGCAGCATTTATTACAGCATCGTCTGAAGTCCAGTCTGTGTAAGTATCAGCAGTTACAATGCCAAATGGATTAAGTGGATGGTACGGAGCAGGTGTATTGTTATTGCCTGTAATTGCAAAAGTGATTGAATTGAGATTGACAATTGTAATTGTTTTATTGCCATTAAATTTAGATCCGCTGCCAGTGATATTAACTGTCTGACCTACATAAAAAACATCTGCAATGTTCTCATCAAAATAAAGAGTTCCAGTGCTGGCTGTGTTGCTGTGTCCTGTTGTAAATGTTGTGTTAGCCCATAGCATAGGAATAAGAACATCATCTGCGGCATCACACACAGATTGAAGGGTTGCGTCTGGATACAATGTGCCAACGCCTAAAGTGCTTCTAAGGCTTGCAACTGTCGTGAGTGCCATCGCGTTTCCTTTCTAAAGACTCTGGGGAGTAGAGGGCTACTACTCCCCAGAGCGACTTAAAGTGTTGCTAATTAAGCAACTTGTACAGCGCGGAATGCTGCTGGGTAGCGATTAACTACTGCAACATATCCATAGATACCGATTTCAAGCTGTCCATTTGAGACAACATTGCTGCGGATCTGTAGCGTTCCACTCTCATGGAATCGCATTGCCATTGTTGGATAAACAAGTCCAACCTTGATGTTTGATGTTCCGCCTGTGTAATTTGGATCAACTACGAGATTCAATCCTGCGACTGTTCCGTTTGTTGAACCCTGTGTGATCAAGCCGTTAGCATTCTGAGATGCTGCGGCTGCATATAGAGGGCGACCTGTTGAATCAACTTCACCTAGAAGGCTTGCGAAGTCCACATTGTCATTACCGCCAGATGTAGCAACCAATAGGTTATTAGGTGTCTGACGCATTACGCCGTAAGAGTCAGCAATTGACTTAGCAATTGCCTTGTAAATTGTTGATGAAGATGAATCTGAAGATCCGTCTGCTGCAATCTTTGCTGCATATTGATCTGTCTTCTGAGCATAGCTAGCAGCCAACTCGCGCAAATACAAATCTAGGAAGCTTGGGTCGCTGCGGTCAACGAGCTCAAGGTCTAGTACGCCAGCGCCTGCAAACTTGACAACATTATCTTCTTGGAAGGTGACAGTTGTGTCAGATGATGCAAATTCTGCACCTTCTGCTGTTAGATCTACTGAAGCCTGTGTTCCCAACTTTGGAGTGAAAATTTTCATTCCACTTGCAGGGAGAGCAGCGCGCTCGATTGAATCAATGAAAGGGCGTGATGAGTCAATGATACCGATTACATCGCGAAGGTATGTAGGTGGCACCATGCCTGTGTTCTCTGAAACTGTAGCAACCTGTAGGGCTGCCATTAGTTCGCGTGCATCTGCGTCGCCGCGTGATGCGTTTAGTTGTGCCTTAGCATATTCACCTGCGGTGATATTTAGGTTAAGGCGTGGAGTTGTGTAGTAACTTGCGGTGACTGTAGGGCGAGCAGCTTCCACAGCCGCAGCTTCTACCGGTGTTGCTTCGACTGTTGTGTCTTCCACGACTGTCTCGCTTTCTGTTTGTGGGTTTTCTTCAGCAGGGATGACTTCCTCTGCTGCGATCTCTAGTATTTCTGAAGACGCGAACGCCGGTACAGTTACTAAAGAAACTTCTTTGAGACGAGCAGATGAGACAACTGTGTGTCCATCTTTTGATGGCTGTGATGCAAGAATTTCTGCACCAATGCTCAAGCCTGTAACTAAGCCTTCTTGCGCCATGATTAAAGCGTCATTGCCGCCGGATGAGCGACTTAACTTAAATGTTGCATAAATACCATCTGCGCGTGTTTCAGCAGCAGTCATGCGTCCGATTGGCTTCTTAAGATCGTGCTGTGATAGCAACTTAATCTTTGAAGGATCTGCAATTTCAATTGAGTTAGCTGCAAAAGTATAAGCACCAAGATTTGTGTGTCCAATTTCCCCAGTGCCTAGCGGCACAATCTTGCCAGAGATTTCGCGGCGTTCTTCAGAGCATTCAATTGATGAAGCTTCTAAGTATAGAGTTTCCATTAGTTGCCATTTCCGTTAGGTGAAAGGTCTTCCATTTCCATTGCCTGTTCAGTTGTAATTAAACCAAGTGCAAGCATCTTCTCAAGTACAAGAAGTCTTTCCATTGGTTCTGTTCGCAAGAATGTCTCGTCTAACGAGAATTTTACATAATGTCCTGCTGTTGAAACATCATCCATGCTGAGTCTTGATTCAATTGCTGAAACATAAGGTTGCAATGTAAATGCAACCATTTGCTTGCGCTCATCTTGAACATTCGCATAAGTCATTGTTGTATTTTGTGAAGCAGATACATAGTAAGGATCTACCGAACATAATCTGGCGCATTCCGTTGCGAGATTCTGGATCGCATCGTTATAGCCCATGTCCTTAGGTGAAAAGCCAATTGTTTGATAATCAATCGTAGAAGTTAAATACGCAACTCCGTTATTACTGCGAGCTCGTTTCCAAGCTGCTAATAATCCGGAAACTTCACTAGGTGGAAGATCAGCACCAGTGTTCTTTAGAAATCCAGTTGCGCTCGGTGTTTGCAATGCAATGCTTGCTGCATGTTGTGCATCAAGTGCTGCTTTGATAGTTGAACCACCAACAGCCAAGATGCCTTCATCTTTCTGAAAAGTAATTAAAGATCCAAGACCAGACATCGGCAATGGCTTTCCATCTAAGTAATACTGCGTAACAAAATTATTTTCTGAATCTGTATTGAATGTAACGCGACTGTTGGCAACCCATTGCGCGTTTGCCATTCTTCCGTCTTCAAGATAGGTCTCGGTAATTTGCCAGTAACTTACCCCAAACATAAGTAACGAATCAATTGTGAAATATAGAGTCTCAAATCGCGGCTGTGATTTAGATGGTTGCTCAACCCAACGCGGTGGAGAAATTACTTCGCCAGTGGACTTCTTGTAATACTCCAACGGAATTGATGCGATAGTTCCCGCAATTAAGTCTCTGCATCTTTTGATCGCTGGGACTTGGAGAGCTTGGGTACGAGTCACCAAGATTGGATAGTAATTTCCAAAAGACAGATAAGAGTCGGACATTACTTGCGGAGCGTTTTGCGCTTCGATGATTTGCGGCTTACGCGAGAAGATACCCATAGACAGAAATTGTAGCATTTGTCAAGCAATTAGACAATGTGCTATGGGCGTGTCTAACTATAAATCGCTGGCTTAGGTTGAGGGATCATCAACTTGCTCACGCACATTGCAAGTCCAATTGGCGCGCTAATGTCGCCCGAAGATTTGCGCTTGATGATTCTCCAAGCTGAATCGTTGGTTTTAGCCGCTGTGTTCTGAAATTGCTCTATGAGCTCTTTTTGCCCGTTATGCACGACCCTGAGATTGGTCAATCCTTCTAGCAAATCCCCGCACGCTTTGTAAAACTGCTGACCTGATACATCTTCCACTATAACGCCGGAATTGGAAAGCCTGTCCGCAATTGTTTGAGTCGCGTAACGATCAAAGCAGACTAGACGCGGTTTGTAAATATCACACCAAGCTTTTATCGATGCTGCCATCTTTAATTCGTCGATGGCTACCTGAGAGGTGTAAGTCTCCAAGATTCCGATGCCAATCCTTCCATCTGGGAGTAATTGTCCCGCGACAAGTGATCCGTTCCTTCGTGAAGGACTGACATCGAATCCGAATACAGTATAAGCCCCTACAGTCATTTCAAGCTGTGAATCTGAACTGTTTTCAAGGATTTCTGTGCTGAATGGACAATTAAGCGCCGAGATCCACTGACACAAGGTTTCTGTGCGAGCAGCGTCCGGAGTTGATGAAGCAATCGTTTCTTCAATAGCAGCTTCGGTGATCAGGTGTCCTAGCGATGGATTTGCCATCGCCCAAGCTTTGCGATCCCAGATGTCACAAAAGTCCGGTGCGGAATACTCATAATAGCCAAGACTCTTAGGTGGATAGTTTTTGCAAGATTCGTGCAGCGAATTCAATACTGTGCTATAAGCATCACCGGCGTTGCTAGTAAATAGACGCTGACTGTTGATGCGTGCAATGGTTACGCTTTTTGCAGCGTCCATAGCGGCTTCTGAGACCTCACGCAATTCATCGATCCATAAGAAGTCGCTGGTTCTGCCGCGTGCGCCGTCGGATGTTGCAGCCGCTACTTCAAGCTGTGCCCCATTAGCAAGAATGATGCGCTCATCGCCGTTAGTGCGGCGAATGCCCTTTTTAGGGTCGCCTTCTTTCAGTTGAGCTCTCATCCAGTCATTGCGTTCGATGATGTCAGCCATAATATTAAAAGACTTCATTGCCATAGCTCTATTAGAAGACATGATCAGGATATCTTTCTCACCGAACATAAATAACCCTGCTAAGCAGCGCATTCGAGCAAGATGTGATTTTCCGGATTGGCGTGCGATTAAGAGCAGCGCGGATTTGCGTATAAACAGACCATCTTTATCCACAGTGCACATATCGTCCAAGATCACGCGTTGCCATTCGAGCAAAGGCTGACCTATGCGCTCTGCAAGCTCTGCGACCATGCCGCCTTTAGTTTCGCCCTTTAGCCATGGGCTATGAAGCCTTGGCTTCACATTCCCCACAAGCTTCTTGGGCTTTCTGGGCTTAGTCGTCATTGATTCGCACTAGGTCGGATCTTAAAAGGACTGTCCAGCATCGTTTCCGACTGATTCAGGGAGAGATCGGAAGGAAAGACAGGGGGGGTCGCCTTGTGGCTAAAAAAACGCCCACCTTTACGGCTATTACACGATTTACACAG